TTTGGCTTATTCCAAGCTGGAAATTCTTTATACTCTTCAATTGCTGTATGCAAATACTTCCAATAATCATTCAATGTCAATTCTCCTCCCGGCGCTGGCCTCTGCTGCAAAAATCACCTTGATTGCGCTCTTCCGCAAACTCTTTGCAATAGTCATAATGTTCTTGCCAGTGCTTGCACTCCCGGCAGTAGCACGCGCCTGCAGCGTGTACTGGGTCGATGGTGGCCCTGCTCTTTATCATGTGGGCTACATCCGCTTCACAGAAACAAACCTCTCCCGGATTTCGCAAGTGTCCCACATCAAGCCATTTCAGAAAATCATCCGCATCAATCAGCCTTGCCATTATCAGCCCTCCGGTTCCATGCTTCGATTGCATCTTTTTTATAAAGTTCATCTGCGGTTTTTGCCAAACACTTAACGCACCAGCAACGCCACAGTCCCCAACTCGTCAGCCTAATAGCTTCTTTTTCCCCACAGAACGGGCACGGCTTTAAGTCAGTCATTGTCGTTCCTTCCGTCCATAAGTGCGCCACAGTTGGGGCAGTAATTATCAACAATTCTCACATGGCGGCAATGAGAGCAAGTACCCACCTCATGCCCGTTTTCTTCATGGAGTTCTATCCACTCACCACGCACCACCGGAGCGGCATCAACGGTTGGCGCAGTTTCGACCTCACTAATCGCTGTTGTAATTCCGCTCAGAAATTCTGATTTATCATAGTTCACGCATGGGTTTATCCACTTATCCAACTCTTCCAGCAGCGCCTTTCGGCTTATCAAATCGTCCACGGTCTATTCCTCCAATCCAGTCAACAAAATATAAATGCCCGGGATCTCTGCCCAAAATTTTTCACACAGCTCACTTGCTACCTGGGCATCATCCATCCAAAAGCCGAGCTCCGTCATAACATCCTTGAGCAGCTTTTCCAGGTTATCCGTATCCGGCTTGCTTGTACGGTACTCGCCGTCGTGATGTCCGCTGCAGACGGGAAAGCACCATTTCACGCAAAGCCTTACCGCTCCGGTCATACGCTCCGGCGGCCGGTGTGCAGCAAGATGGGCGCGCAGCTTTGCACGTGCGTCTTTCAGTTCAGCGGAATCATGGAGCACAGCCCGGGGCTTCCCGTCTTTCATGAATGCGTGTAATTCCTTGTCGTGGTGCGTTACCGTGGGCGGTATCATCGGCAGGAAAAATTCCATTTCGTTCTCCTTCTTTCTTTTTTCGGCGCCCCGTGTGTGGGAGGGGCCCTCCAAGGTGTGGGGGCGGTGTAAGCCCCCCACACTTGGGGGACACCCACACACAAACGCGTATATATATATAAGGCTATAAACGACTGCAATTTTGCAGTTTATAGGCCTATAACTGCAATTTTGCAGTGTGCAGTGTCGTGCAAAAATAGGCCTATGGCTGCAAAAATATTACAATTAGTAAAACAGTTTAATACTGCAAGTAAATTCATTTACCCCTTGTATCCGGGCTCTTTGCGGCCTACTTTTTCTCCATCGATCCAGTATCCGCCATCCGCTTTCAGCCGCTGCTTTATTGTTCGGGGTTTTAGATCCATGTACTCGGCCATCGCGTAGACAGTCACCTCGCCGTCCATAGTGCAGGCCTCGAAAGCCGTGGCCAACTCCTTACGGTTTTTCTTTGCCGTGTCCTCCTTGTCCGTGGCAGCCCACCGTTTTGCGGCGCCCGCACGGCCCGCTGTGCGGAAGTCCGTTTCCGGCTGCAGGTCCTCCAACAGCCCGCTGTCCAACTGGTGAACAGGATAGTCAAACCAGAGATTTACAGGGGCAAACCGGGCGAACTCACGCAGCGTCCCCTCGATGCGCCATGCCGTTTTTTCCATTGCATGGGCAGCAGCGCGTTCGATCTCGGCGTCAAGCATACGCAGGTCCGCCTGACCGAGACGGTCTTTGCAGATGGCCAGCATCTGTGTTTTGCTCAATGCATCATCGGGGCCGTATGCGTCACCGTGGCCGCGTTTGTCCAGGAGTTCGCAGCACGCAGCGCAGGCTGCACGGTTCTTCATCTGTGTGCGGATCGCTTCGGTGGGCTCCAGCTCCGTCATATCCAGCATGGCGTCCGGGTCTCGCGCGAACACGCCGGAGCCGGACGCACGGTCCATACTGCGTTTCCCGCCCTGTGCTCCCTTGCTGTGGTGGTGGCAATAGATCACCGCACACCCAAGCTCACGGCACACCAAATCGAATTGATTGCAGAATTTCGCCATCTGGTCGGCCGAATTTTCGTCGCCGGTGATAACTTTGTAGATCGGGTCCAGCACCACGGCGATGTATCCGCTTTTTGCGGCCCTGCGGATCAGCTTCGGCGCCAGCTTGTCCATGGGTACGCTGGCCCCGCGCAGGTTCCACACGTCGATATTGCGCAGATTCTCCGGGTTCAGCCCCATTGCGGTGTATACGTCACGGAAGCGGTGAAAGCAGCTCGCACGGTCCAGCTCCAGATTGATATACAGCACTTTTCCCTGTGCACAGCGGAACCGTCCGAACCATAGCACGCCCTCCGCAATGCTGATGCAAAGTTCAATGAGCGCAAAACTCTTGCCGGCCTTGGAGGGCCCCGCCAGCAGCATCTTGTGTCCCTGGCGGAGCACGCCCTCGATCAGAGCCGGGGACAGCTCCGGCATGTTTTCCCACGCCGCGGCCATGCTCTCTGTATCAGGCAGATCATCCGTAACAGATTCCACCCAATCCTTCCACTCGCCCCAGTTCGCCTTGCCGAAATTGGTTTCCAGCAAATATTGTTTTTGCTCACCGCGCATGGCGCCCGGCATGCGTGACAGCCGGCTGGGATTGCGGCAGGCCTGGTCCAGTACCAGCCCGTTCTTCTGGCACACAGAGTAGAGGTAATCCACCCGGCGGCGGTACTCGGCATAATCCGGCGCGTCCACGCGCACGATGGCATGCAGGCTTTTCTTGCCGCTGTATACCAACGCCGCGCACGGCAGCTCCAGCTGGTGAATGATGGCGTTCTGCGTCTCGATGTCCAGGCCGTCGCTTTCCACCAGAGCGTAGCGGTACTCCGTCACGTTGTCGTTTTTGCAACCCTGACCATCCAGAGGGTTGAAGCGTATCCATGCGCCGGCCTCCGGGTCATAATCTCCTACGACCGCCCCAATGTCTCCGCCGCAGTGGGTCAAGGCTTCGATCAGCTGACCGGCCGTGCGGTCCCAGCACCCTTGTGTGGGCAGATACCGCCCATCGCGCATCCAGCTGGCGGTGACAAAACCCACATTTTCCGTGGGCTCGAACAGCGTCTCCAGGTATTCGATCAGCTGACGGGCGGGGTCCCAGTGTTCCGGGATGTGGAGTTCACGGCCTTCCACCCAGCGGCGGTCTACGATCGTTTCTGAATGCGAAGCGGAAATTTCATCGTCCCAGTTCAGTTCATGCCCAACCGGGCCGGACCAGCCGCGGTCATAGGCCATTTTAAAAATGCTGTTTTCCGTTATGGGCGCACCGCTGGCGCCCCTGAAAGTCTCCCATTTGCGGGCGCATTCTCCCTTGTGGTACCGCTGGCTGTCAAGCGCGCTCCAGTCGTCCCACACGCTGCAGGGTAACCCCGCTTCTTTCAGCCCCATGCCAACGGCTGTCCATTCATCGTAGGTAAGGTTTCCGGCCCGCACGTATTCCAGCGCCGCCAACAGATCATTTTGATTTTCCATAAATTCACCACACAGTCACGGGTTTGTATTCGCTTGGGGTTATTGCCTGAGGAACACGCCATCCATTGGCGGCGATCCGATCGATCATATATTTTGCATCCGAAAATTGCCAGGTGCCTACGTGCTGAAAACCATACTTCTCCAAACATCGGATCTGTTTCGGGGTCGTGAGCCCGGCGCCGCGTCTTTTGTTCAGCCGGTCCAGGAGCATTTGGGCTTTGCCTGCGCTTTCAACAGCGTCCGGTAAAATGCCGAACTTTTCCAGCGCCGCGGTCTGTTTTTCGCTGGGCGGTCCCATCTCCCATCCGAAGGACGGCACATATCCCGTCAGGTCTTCGGCCTGGATGCTCATTTCATATTGCAGCGGGTCCACCAGCTTTTTCTTGCGCCGCCGCATTTCCGCAAGCTGCTTTGCCAGGGCTTCCTCCCGCTGGGCGACAACATCCGCACTGGCCTGTTCAGCAGCCTGCTCGATATCCTCCGGACATCCGGCCTGCGCCAGATTCTCCGTCATTTTCCGGGAAACTTCCCGGTTTTCGCAGATGATGTCCGCGGGGCGGCACAGCTCATGGCGTTCCGTGAGCCACAAAAAATCAAGCAGAAGCAGATCCTTTTTGCCCGTCTCCGGAGACAGGCGCGTGCCGCGCCCAACCATCTGGCTGTACAGGCTGCGCACTTTGGTGGGGCGCAGCACTACGATGCAGTCTACACTGGGACAATCCCAGCCCTCGGTCAGCAGCATGCTGTTGCACAGGACATTGTATTTGCCGTTTGAAAAATCGGACAGAATTTCTGCCCGGTCCTCGCTCTGCCCGTTTACCTCTGCCGCACGAAACCCCTTGCTGTTGAGGATGTCCCGGAACTTCTGGCTCGTTTTGATAAGCGGCAGGAATACAACGGTTTTTCGCCCCGCGCATGCCGTCTGCATCTCTGACGCGATTTGCTCCAGATACGGGTCCAGCGCAGTGCCGAGCCCGCCCACTGCGAAATCTCCGCCGCTGAGCGTGACCTGGCTGATGTCCAGCTGCAGCGGAATGGTTTGGGCCAGGATCGGGCACAGGTACCCCTCGCGGATCGCCTGCGTAAGTTTGTATTCGTAAGCGAGGGAATCGAACACCTCGCCCAGGTTGCGCATATCTCCGCGGTCCGGAGTAGCCGTCACGCCCAGTACGTTTGCCTCCGGAAAATGCTCCAGTACGCGCTGGTATCCGTCTGTGATCGCGTGGTGTGCCTCGTCGATGATGATGGTACCAAAATAGTCGGCAGGGAATTGCTCCAGCCGTGCGGGCCGCTGCAGGCTCTGCACGCTGCCCACTACTACACGGCACCAGCTGTCCAGACAGGTCTGTTCTGCTTTTTCCACAGCCGACGCCAACCCCGTGCTCCGTTTGATTTTATCCGCGGCCTGTTCCAGCAGTTCGCCGCGATGCGCGAGGACCAGGACGCGGCTCCCGCTGCGCACCTGGTCCTCCGTCACCGCTGCAAATACGATGGTCTTGCCCGTGCCGGTGGGCAGCACCAGCAATGTGCGGCGCCGTCCATCGTTCCACTCGGCATGGATCGCCTCGCGGGCCGCCTGCTGATAGGGCCGCATTTGCAGCGCGCCCATCAGAAGCTCCCCTGGGTCCAGCCCTGACCCTGCGCCGCCTTCGGCTCTTCCGGCGGAAGAAAGCGGGTGATCTCGTTTGACTGCCGTTTATCGCCGTATTTGTTGGTGTATTCGTGGATGCCGACGCGGCAGCGGCCGCGGCTGCCGTTCACTTCGTTCCAGCGCGGACGCAGAGCCTCCCCGTGCTTGCGCTGGCCGATGCTCTCGAAGAATGCGCACAGCAGTCCTTCCGTCCGCGTATGCAGGTAAAGCCGGTGCGTGACAACGGAAGGGCCTTTTTCGCCGCCGTCGATCTGAATGGTCAGCAGGGCCATGGCGCAGGGCGGCAGCTTCGCGCTGCCGGGGTGCCGCTGCCGTTCAAATTTTGTGACCTCGAAGGGATATTCGCCTTCCGGCAAAACCACACGGTCCGGGCTGTCATTTTGAATTTCATCGTCCCAGCCAAATTCACGGCCGGCATCATTTGCATAGTTTTCCATCTGTTCAAGTCCTTTCTGTTAAAACGGTACGTCACGGTTGTTTACGATCATTTGTGCGACCTGGTCCCATGCAGCGACCAGGCAGCCGTCCACAAAATCCATCGGGTAATCCTTTACCGGCATATCGGCCGGGAAGTATCCGCGCTGCCCTACAACAGCCTGCAGCTCGTCCGGCGTCACGTTCATGGACACCATCAGCGGACGCAGCTTGTCCGGCACACCGGCCTGCGCCAGTTGGTCTTCCAGCTTATGCGCGGAATCCACAGGCTTGTTTGCGGCCGGCGGGGCGGCCGGCGGGGCGCGCGTGCGGCGCG